CGCGAGCAAGTCCGCGGCGGCGAAGGCGGCGGCTGCCGTCGAGAAGGCTCCCGCGCCCGCCGCAAGGGCCGCCGAGGCCCAGGCGGCCCCCGCGAAGGCTGCGCCCGCGAAGGCCGCGCCCGCGAAGGCTGCGCCCGCGAAGGCTGCGCCCGCGAAGGCTGCGCCCGCGAAGGCCGCGCCCGCGAAGGCTGCGCCCGCGAAGACCGCCCCCGCGAAGGCCGCGTCCGCAAGGACGACGAAGGTTGCCGCGGCGTCCGCTGACTCGGCCGTCGCCCCTGAGCCCGCTGCGGCGGCGCCGGCCACGGCAGCGACCCCGGGGGCCGCCGCCAAGAGCGCGGCCAAGACTGCGGCGAAGAGCGCAGCCAAGTCGGCCGCCTCCAAGCCGGCCGCCTCCAAGTCGGCCGCGCCCAAGGCCAGGGCCGCCAAGGGCACCGAGGCCGGCGACGACCCGGACGACCTGCCGGTCGACGAGTTGGGCGAGGACGAGGTCGACCTCGTCGAAGAGGTCGAGATCGAGGTCGAGGAGACCGTCGTCGAGGTCGAGGTCGAGGTCGAGGTCGAGGTCGAGACCGAGGAGAGCGAGGAGGAGACGGCCGCTCCCGCCGAGGAGGAGGCCGACGACGCCGGCTTCGTCATCCGTGACGACGACGAGGATGACGCCCCGGCCCAGCAGGTCGTCACCGCCGGCGCGACCGCCGACCCCGTGAAGGACTATCTCAAGCAGATCGGCAAGGTCGCCCTGCTCAACGCCGAGCAGGAGGTCGAACTCGCCAAACGGATCGAGGCGGGGCTGTTCGCCGAGGAGATGCTCAACTCGGGCGAGAAGATCGAGATGAAGCTCAAGCGCGAGCTGTGGTGGATCGCGCAGGACGGCAAGAAGGCCAAGAACCATCTGCTCGAGGCCAACCTGCGTCTCGTCGTCAGCCTCGCCAAGCGTTACACCGGCCGCGGGATGCTCTTCCTCGATCTCATCCAGGAGGGCAACCTCGGTCTCATCCGGGCGGTCGAGAAGTTCGACTACACCAAGGGCTACAAGTTCTCGACCTACGCGACCTGGTGGATCCGGCAGGCGATCACTCGGGCGATGGCCGACCAGGCCCGCACCATCCGCATCCCCGTGCACATGGTCGAGGTCATCAACAAGCTCGCCCGCGTCCAGCGCCAGATGCTCCAGGACCTCGGCCGCGAACCCACGCCCGAAGAGCTGGCGCGGGAGCTCGACATGACGCCGGAGAAGGTCGTCGAGGTCCAGAAGTACGGCCGCGAACCGATCTCCCTGGCCACCCCGCTCGGTGAGGACGGGGACAGCGAGTTCGGCGACCTCATCGAGGACTCCGAGGCGGTCGTGCCCGCCGAGGCCGTGAGCTTCACCCTCCTGCAGGAGCAGCTGCACTCGGTGCTCGACACCCTCTCCGAGCGGGAGGCGGGCGTCGTGTCGATGCGCTTCGGGCTCACCGACGGCCAGCCCAAGACCCTCGACGAGATCGGCAAGGTCTACGGCGTCACCCGGGAGCGGATCCGCCAGATCGAGTCCAAGACGATGAGCAAGCTGCGTCACCCGTCGCGCTCGCAGGTGCTGCGCGACTATCTGGACTGACGCTCTGCCACCATCTCGGGTGTTCGTGCTGCTCAGAGGCGGTCTTTGGGCTCTGACAGGCGACACGATACCCGGCACAGCGCTTCTAGTCCAGATATCGGATAGGCTGTTGGCGTGGCGAAACGCACGGCAGGGCCCGACCTCGCGGCCCTACTTGACTCATGGGTCTTGTCGCTGCGAGCTGACCGGAAGTCCCCACAGACCGTCAAGGCCTACAGCGACGGGGTGCGCTTCTACTTGCGCTGGTGCGCTGACGGCGACAGGCCGCCCCTCGATCGCGCGAGCCTGCGCGAGTGGATAGCGGATCTGCTCGACAGGGGAGCGCAGCCGTCGACGGCTCGCTCGCGCCAGCTCGCTGTGCGTCGGTATGCCGCGTGGCTTGCCGACGAGGGTGAGATCCCAGTCGACCCGTTCCTCGGGGTCAAGGCGCCCAAGCTCGATGCTCGGGTCGTCGAGCCGTTGAGCGACGACGAGTTGCGAGCGCTGCTCAAAGCGTGCACCCCGCCCAAGGGCGCCACGCCCGCCGAAATGCTGCGCCACCGCCGCGACGAGGCCATCGTGCGTCTCATGCTTGAAACGGGAGTGCGCGCCGGGGAGGTGGTCGCGCTCGGCCTCGACGACGTCGACCTGGGTGCCGGCACCGCAATCGTTCGTCGAGGCAAGGGCGGCAAGGGGCGGGTGGTCCCGTTCGGTCCGCACTCCGCACTCGCCATCGACCGCTACAAGCGTCTGCGAGCCACGCACAGGCTCGCGGCGTCGTCGCCCGACCTCTGGCTGGGGGACAGGGGCAAGTCGTTCTCCTACGATGCGCTGCACAAGTCGCTGGCCGAGCGCGCGCGAGCCGCCGGCATCGTCGGCTTCCACCCCCACAAGATGCGTCACACCGCCGCCCACCGATGGCTCGCCGCCGGCGGCTCGGAGACCGGGCTCATGGCAGTCGCGGGGTGGACTCGCCCCGACATGCTCATGCGCTACACCAAGGCGCAGGCGTCCGCCAGGGCGGCCGAGGAGGCCCGCGGGCTCAATCTGGGGGAGTTGTGAGCAGACGGTCAGTGCGTCGCAAGGGGTGGGGATCAGACGCTCGCGGACTCTACCCAGCGGACCAGTTCGCCGGGCTCGACCTCATTGATCCCGGCGGGCATCGGTTGGTTCGCCTTGGGCGGTACCTCTCGGAGTCCGACCCCGCGGCGCTTTGGTGGGACCGCGCCACCTTGGGCGCCAACGTCCTGATGAGGTACGAGCCCGAACCCGATGACGAGTCGGAGTGGCGGACGCTCATCTTCGATTGCAAGGCGTGCCGCGACTCGGGCGGCGTGCAGACATCCACCGTCCCCCTTGGTGAGTGCCGGGATGCCCTCGCCGAGACATGGGACAAGTCCCGCATGGACGACACGCCGCGCCGGGGCAAGTTGGGAACACACCCCGAGCCCCAGGTACGATAAGCCGCAATAGCGTTTATCGCCGGTCCGTCACGCTGGGCCGATTACGTCGCGTGGGGTAGGGCGGCCTTCGGTGGTCGCAAGTCTCCCGATTCGGAGATGCACTCCATGGCGACCGCCGAAACCTCCTCTGCCGCATCCCTTCTTGGGCGCATCGGCGCCCATGTTTCGTGGGCGAACACGACCGACCGCAGTGCCCGCACAGCTCCCGCACGTGCCGCGCTGGCCCAGCGCTTCCTCGACGAAGCCGGCGGCGATCCGGTCCGCGCCGAGCACATCCGCCGGGCCTACTACGCACGCCTTGCCCTGAAGTCCGCTCAGGCCCGCCGTCTTCGTCGCGGGGGCGAGGCAGCGTGACAAACGAAAGCCGCCCGAAGGCGGCTCCCGGCAGCGTGGTGGCTGTCCCCAGTATCGCAGAGGCAACGTGTGCCCGCACGCTCGACGCCCAGGTGTCGCACTACTGCGCCACGTGCCGGCGCCATCTCTTCGACGAGGGAGCCGCTGCACAGCATGTGCGGCGTGGTCATCTCGTCGAGACGACCACCAGCTCGACGACGGTCACGGGCCGTGCCGCCGACGTCGACCGCCGTATCGCTGGCCGTTGGGGGTGGGGTGCGTGATCGACATCATCGCCCTCAGCCGCGCCGAGATGGACGCCTTCCTGGCGGGCGTCGAGCACGGGTATGCCGTCGGCTGGGAGGCAGGGTATGCCGCCTGCGACGCCGAGCTCGCCGCCCTCCAGCGCGCTGCGGTGCGCAACGTCCACGCGCTCGCCGGCCGCCCCCTCGTCAGCCCCGAGGCCTTGTGCTTGGCACCCGACGAGCTGGCCGCGCTGCACCGTTACCGCGACCAGCGCCGCGGCGAGCGGTTCCGGGCCGAGATGCGGGCGCGACGGGTGCAGGGGGTGGCCTCGTGAGCGAGATCCTCTCCCGGCTGCGCAGCGGATCCTGGCTCGACGCGCAACGATTCGCGCCGCTGTCGTGGGCGGTTCCTGGCCTCATCCCCGAGGGTCTCGTGCTGTTCACCGGGCCACCGAAGGCCGGCAAGAGCTGGGCCGCGCTCGGCGTGTGCCTCGCGGTCGCCTCGGGCGGGCGAGCGTTCGGGACCATCCCGGTCGGCCGACCGCGCCCTGTGTTGCTGCTGGCGCTCGAGGACGGCGATCGACGCCTACAGGGGCGCTGCCGCGCCCTGCTCGGGCCGGACGAGCCGATCCCCACGGGCTTGGACTACCTGACCCGGGCCACGCCCGCCGAGGTGCTGGAAGTCATCGAGGCCTGGCTCACCGAGCACGGCCACGCCGCGCCCCTGATAGTGCTCGACACCCTCGGGCGCGTCATGCCGCCCGCGCTGCCCGGCGAAGGCGCATATCAGCGGGATTACCGGGTCGGCGCCAAGCTCAAGGCCTACGCCGACGCCTGGCCGGGAACCTGCCTCATGGTTGTGCATCACGTGCGCAAGCAAGCGCTCGGGGACGGCGCCGACTGGATGGACGGCACCAGCGGAACCAACGGCCTCAACGGCGCCGCAGACGCCACGGTGAACATCGCTCGCCCCCGCAACGAATCGGCCGGCATCCTGCGAGTGACCGGCCGTGACGTCCCCGAGGGTGAGTACGCCATCACGACCGCTGCGGGGACGTGGACGCTCGACGGGGCCACCCTCGACGACGCGAGCCGCGCCGCCGCACAGGCGAGGGTGACTTCAGCGCTCGGAGACCGCTCGGCCGAGATCGTCGCGTTCGTTGCTGCCGCACCCGGCCCGGTGAACGCCGCGGACGTCGTAGCCGCCCTCGGGATCGCCGACGCGCGCACCTATCTCTCCCGGCTGGCTGTCGCCGGGCGGCTCACTCGCAGCGGCCGGGGCCTCTATACCCCTGTTGCCAGTGTTGCGTCGTTGCATCCCGATACACCCGCTACACACCCCGTGATTCAGGGGAACGGCGAAACGCAACATGCAACGCATGCAACAGGGGTACTGGAGGGGATCGCATGACGGTGGCCACCAATCACCTAACCCATGACCCCGCGGCGCGAGAGCGGTATCGGGGGTATCAGGACGCACTCATCGGGGATCCGCGCGAACACGGCTGGCGAGACTGGCCCACGTTCACGGGCAACCCGATCCCCAAGGCCGATGCCGTCCACGGCTGGCGGGTTTTCGGCGTGGTCGGCATCGGCCGCGACCGCTCACGACTGGTCGCGCCCTACCGGCCCGACTGGGAGTATCCGCCCGCCCGGTGGCTGCCCGGTACCAACTGAATCGCCCCGGGTTTCGTGGAGGCTCGGTTAGTTGGATCCGACCTCGGTGAGGACCGGGTTCTCACGGTAGTGCTCGACGGGCTGGGATGCCCAGTGGTTGGTCTCGTACTCGGCGGGTGGGATCAGTCCGATCTCGCCGTGGAGGCGTCGGTGGTTGAACCAGTCGATGTATTCGGCGACGGCGACCTCGACGTCGGTGACGTTCTTCCAGCCGCCCTGGGGGCGCATGACGGGATTGCGGATGCACTCGGCCTTGAACAGCGAGTTGAGCGCCTCGGCCATCGAGTTGTCGTACGAATCGCCCTTGCTGCCAACGGATCCGACCGCCTCGGCCTCAGCGAGGCGGTCGGTGTAGCGAACCGCTCGATATTGCACGCCCCGGTCCGAGTGGTGGATCAGGCCAGTGACGTCTTGGCCGGCTCGTTGACGCGACCACAGGCCCATGTCGAGGGCGTCCAGGGCGAGGTCGGTGCGCAGGCTGGTGGATACCTGCCAGCCCACGACCATCCGGCTGAACACGTCCAGCACGAACGCGACGTAGGTCCAGCCGGCGTGCGTGCGGACGTAGGTCAGGTCGGCCACCCACAGCTGGTTCGGCGCGGTCGCGACGAACTTGCGCTGCACCAGATCCTCGGGTCGCTCGGTCTCCGCGCCGGCGCCGACGGTGGTCTTTCGGGTCTTCTCGCGCCGGATCCCGCGCAGGCCCTCGGCGCGCATCAGCCGCTCGACGGTGCAGCGGGCCACGGTGACGCCTTCGCGGTTGAGCTCGGCGTGGATCTTCCTGGCGCCGTACACACCCAGGTTGGCCTTGTGCGCAACCTTGATGTCCTCGACGAGTTCGGCGTCGCGGATCGCGCGGGCCGACGGTGGGCGGGTCTTCGCGGCGTAGTACGTGCTCGGGGCGATCGGCACCTCGGCGTCGGTCAGGACGGTGCAGACCGGCTCGACCCCGAACCGGTCGCGGTGCTGGTCGATGTAGTCGACCAGCACCGCGACGGGCACCTCTACTTGATCTTGCGGTCGAGCTCCGCTGCCGCGAAAAAAGCTGCGGACGTCTTCAAGATCTCGTTCGCCCGGCGCAGCTCGCGGACCTCACGCTCGAGCTCGGCGAGCCGCTGCCCATCCTCAGTCGTCGTGCCCGGCCGGGTACCCCCGTCGATCTCGCCCTGACGGACCCAGTTCCGCAGCGCCTCAGGATGCACCCCGAGCTGGTCGGCAACCCGCCTGATCGCTCCACGCGCCGACTCCGGGTCCTTCCGGGCATCCATCGCCATCCGCGTCGCCCGCGCCTGAAGCTCAACGCTGTACTTCCTCGGTGCTGCCATGACTCTCATCATCCTTCCCAGGATTGAGAGCCTCCATCAAACCCGGGGCGATTCAAACACCTCACGCCGCGAGGTATGCCGCGCCGACGTCAAACACCACCCCAGCGCAGCCGGCTTCTGCCGGTGCGGATTCCGCATGGTCCAGTCGCTCTCGGTCATGGAAGCGTTCCTCGGGAACCAAGCGCACCGCTTCTCGACCCTGCTGGCCATCGCCGAGGTGCAGGCGTGGGGACGTGTCGCGCCCTACGCACCAGACGACGACTGGCAATACACAGCCCGGGCCGAACGCATGCGCATCATCGGCCCGCTCTACATGCAACTCGACTGCGCATGTGAGCACGGCGAGTCGCTGGCCGAGCACTACCGCGTCGACGTCGCGGTGCTGGGAGGCGGACATGACCAGGGGTAGGGGGGTCAGAACTCCCGCTCCCCCGGCCCCGCGACCGCGCAGTCGACAATTTCTCTCTCCGCGAATTTCCACAAACGTTTAGGCCAAGGAGGCCGCAGTGACCAAGACCTGCCCGTGCGGGAAGGTGTTCTCTCCCAAGCGTTCCGACGCCAAGTACTGCTCATCGGCGTGCCGCTCGGCCGCCCATCAGGGTCGGCTAGCCGTTGCGCCGACCCGACGTGACCCCGCCGTCCCGGACTCCGACCTCACGTCCGCTGTCCGGGCCACCCTGGAAGCCGCCGGCGCCGAGGGCGCCCCGCTGGGCATCGCGGCCATCGAGCTCGCACGGACCCTCTCTGACCCCTCGACCCCGGCGTCGTCCATGGCCCGGTTGGCGTCCCAGCTCGAGCGGACCCTGGCAGCGGCCACCCGCGGCGGCAACGCGTCCAGCGCCCCGGGGCGGCTGCGCAGCGAGTTCCTGCGCCGACGCGCGGCACAGATGGGGGGCGCGTGATGTTCATTGACCCCGACGACGTCGTGTCGTTCGACAACCGTCAAGTGAAGCTGCTGGCCGTCGATGCCATGAAGTGCGCGGAACAGGGCGGGCCCCACGCGCCGTTCTGGCGGGCACTGGCCTACGCGCTCGTCCGCGTCCGCCAGTCCCGGGCAGCGGTCGCGGCGGAATACCTCAGCCCCGACGGCGGTTCTCCACGATGAGCGGATTTCTCGGCGAGTGCACCGCACCCGAGCGTCGCGTCGCATCACCGCTGTGTGAGTGCTCAGCACCGCAGACGGGGAGTCACATCAATCCCTTGTCTTTGAGTGCAGATCGGAGCACCCTCTAATGGCCATCCCCCAAGTCACCCCCACGCCGCGAAGCCGGGACGCACGTGCCGACTTGCATGCAGCAGCCAACCCCAAGCCCCCGCGCCAGCGCAGCCCCCTCGTGGAAGCCTTCCGCGATCCCGCACAGGCCGGGCAGTTCCTCGAGAGGTTCCGCGCTTCCAAGTGGGCCGACCAGGAGCCGCCGTTCAGCGATGCGTTCACGCCCGAGATCCCGAAGGCCATCGCCGAGGCCCGAGCGAAGACCCATGCGTTCGTCGCCAGCATCCTTGATCGCCCGGAATCCGAGGGGCGGGATCTGCTCGCCTCCGAGCGCCGCGAGTTCGACAAGGGAATGTCCCTGATCGATCTGCTCGACGAGATCGCCTTCGCCGTTGACCCCAGACCGAACGCGGACGAGGCGCGCGAGCTCGCGGGCGCCCTTCCCGGATCTCCGTTCGGCGAGACGTCCCCGGCCTACGCACCCAACCGGCCCCTGGCCAAGGGCCAGAGCTTCAGCGGAGCGGTCCGCGCCCTCAACCGCTACCAGGACGACGGGCCCGACCTGTCGGTCGGCAAGATCGTCAAGGCGATGATCACCGGCGACTGGCGGGGCACGGAAGGCTCGATCAAGAACGCCATGAGCGGCGCAGGTGCCGGCGGCGTACTGCTGCCGACCCTGACGAGTGCCAAGGTCATTGACCTGGCCCGGAACAAGTGCCGGATCCTCGAAGCCGGGGCGCAGATCGTGCCCATGGACGCGCGTACCGTCGTCGTCCCGCGATGGAGTGGTGACCCCGCCCTGGCCTGGCGCGCCGAGAACGCCGCCGTGGCCGAGGTCGACGGCAGCATGGACTCCGTCACGCTCACCGCGCACACCCTCGCGGCCGTGGTGCGGATCTCTCGCGAACTCGTCGAGGACACCGACGTCGAGGCCGTCGTCGCCGATGCCATCACCTCCGCCCTGGCGGTCAAGTGGGACTATGCCGCCCTCTACGGGGCGGGCACCAACGAGCCGACGGGTATCAAGGTGAACGCCTCGGTCACCAAGACCTCGCTCGGAGCGAACGGCGCGACCCCGACGTGGGACAACCTCATCGATGCAGTGGGGCGGTTGCGGGACAACAACGAGGAGCCGACGGCGCAGATCATGGCCGACCGGACCCTCCGGACCCTGTCCAAGGTCAAGGAGGCGTCCACCAACGCCTATCTGGCCCCGCCGGCCTACCTGGCCGAGGTGCCCCGCCTGACCACCAACCAGGTCCCGGTGAACCTGACCGTCGGCACGTCGAGCGACACGTCCGACGTGTTCACCGGCGACTTCCGTCAGGTCTACATGGGCATCCGCACTCAGCCGCTCGTCCTGCAGTTGCAGGAGCGCTATGCCGACTCCGGCCAGATCGGTCTGCTGGTGTGGTTCCGCGGCGACGTGCAGGTCGCCCGAGGCAAAGCCCTGGACGTCGTGACAGGGGTCCGGCCCTAACCACCCCCACGCGCGTGCGGGCCGTCAACGCCCACCCCCCGCGCCAACAGGCCGCCACTCACGGCCAGGCGCAGGGGGAGCGAAGGCGGGACAGCGGCCCCTTTCCCCGCAGAGACCCCCGCCTGCGGCCCGCACGCCACCCTCTGCCCGAGAGCACCACCATCCGAGCCCTCGGCGTGGCCTTGACGCTCGCGGCCACCGTGCCCGGCATACTTCCGACATGGCCGACTGCCCCAAGTGCGAACACCCGAACATGCGCCACGAGGAGGACGACCGGCCCATGCTCCGGGTGATCGTCCACACCTACACCTGCCGGGAGTGCGGTCACACCCACACGGTCGAGCAGCGCACCAACCTCTGATGCCCCCGAGGCAACATCGTCGGGGTGTCTGAGGACGGGAGTAACTTC